CTTTCATAATTATATATATTTTTCATTCTAAAAATTACACCTGATTATCGATTAAAAACTTGAGTTCTTCTATGATAATATTGTTATCGGTTGCAAAAGTCGGTTGTGTTTTAGCTTTTACAACACCTTTGTTGTCGGTTGCTTTACCAAAACGCTTCTTTAATGTAGCAAAATCTTGTTCATCAAATACTACCTCTAAGGTTAATCCCTTATAGGATGCTGTATTGGTATAGAGTTCCTGAGTTGTAGCAGTCGTTGAATCGTTGATGATGGTATTAGTGACTTCAAAGGCGATATTTGCTTCTTCACTACATTTTAGAAGTACTTGATCTAACGTATTAAGTTTTGCTTGTATTGATCTTACAATTCCTTCTAGGGTTGAAATAACACCACCTATACTGCTTGTTACACCTTTCCCGGCTTTAATAGCATCTTTCAAGTCTACCAATCTAACTGCGAACGTGTTAGTAATTCCTAAAGTAGTTGTTTGATTAGGGATAGGGAGCGCTAACGCTAACTCGATTAGTAATTCAGATCCTATAATGCCAGCGTTTAGAGTAGTTTCAGTTGTTTGAGTGTTCTTAAGGGCGTTCTGAATATTAGATATACCAGAGTTAATATTGTTCTTAATCTCAATAGTTCTTAGGAGTACCTCCCTAGGAGGGCACCCGTCTTTGAACTTTGTTAACTCTCCATCTATAGCTGTTAGGAGCCTATCCTCTAGTTGAAGTTGCTGCTTAACAATGACTAGTATGATTGATCCAATACTCATTTGCTTGTAAATACTTTTTTAGATTTATAAGCATTACTTTTGAGCTTCCTATCGATTTTCGATGTAGTGATTCTTAATCTGACAGCTGCAGATGATACTCCAGCATATGGAGTTCCTGGTGGTAAGGCGATTAATTTTTCTAATGTAGACGCTAAACTATCAATACGATTCAGTAGAGTTTCAAAATCATCTAGAAACTCCTTTCCTAAGATTACCGGTTCTTTGGGATAGCTATTACCATCTAACCCTAAGTGCACTACGCTACCGTTTACAAAAAGCGTTTCATTTGCTTCAACGGAAACTTCCGTAGATGCTATGTTTACTGAATTACGAGCGCTTATGATAGTACTTTCATTCTTTGCATTGAGTACTACTCTATCCGAGCTAAGTACCAGTTGAGGGTTTGAGAATGAATTGATTCCCTCTACTCTAAATTTTTGTAACCCATCTCCCTCTACCGGAAGGGTATAGGAGAGTGTTTGATTACTTGATAGAACAATGGTAGCTTGGTCGTTATCAATGCTTTCCGATGTCGGAAGCCATCCTGCTTGATTCAGGTTTGGATTATGACCATTAGATAAGATTGTAACGGGACCTGCATTTCCTTTCCAGAAATTATCAGCTCCCCTAACTGTGCTTGAGAACCTTAACGAGCTACCAAATCTGCTTTCAAATAGCAAATCTCCCTCGTAAGGGAGTAGGGGGTAGATTGTTTTACTCTCTCTAAAAGTCTTCCCTAAATCAATATCGGTACCTGTATCGCTTACTCTTCTAAATGCTCCTCCTTGCGAAGTAGTTCCGTAATCCCTCTGCTGTGATTGAGGGATATTAGTGAAGTTTACGTTATCGGGAACTGCATTGTGGTGGGTGCTGTTCCAGAGGTTGATAGGGGTGAAGTAGTAGTAACTTTCAGAATTGGTATCCGACTGCATATCCGGATCCGGTAGGGATATCAGGAATACAATCTCATTCTTAAGGGGAAAGTTTTTGTAATTTGGAAATAGAGGTTTAGCGTAAGATACGGTAGTGGGTGCTGTTGAAGATGGATCTCTAATTTGATCCCACCTAATATACCCTAGTGCATTCCATCCTCCAAGTTCTTCCTTGGATCCATCTAAGATTACTTCCCTAACACGAACAGCAAGAAAGGGAGAAGAAATTTCACCACCCTCCCTCTGTTGGCTGTCTATTAGGTTAAGTAAGCTCATTACTTGCCGTCACCGATTGCTTTGATTTCGGAAAACAATTGCTCTCTTTCAGCTTCTGTAAGCCCGAACTCCTCTCCCGAGGTTTCTGCTCTTTGCTGTGCTCTTTGGATGATACCTGCAAGCTTGATGAGATGTTCATCGTTCTTAACTCCGATCTCAAGGTAGGTTGCAATCATCGGAACTACTAGAGTAGCTTCTCCGATTTCGGTAACCATGGGCTTAAGCTCTTGAATCAGAGCATTGATCTGTGCTTCCTTCTTTCTAGAATTATCGTAGATCTCCTTGAAGAGATCGCTCATTGTTTTCTTTCCGAAGATAGGTTGTTCAAACTGACTCATGACTATTATAAATATGTTTCTCCAGAGTTATGACTCCTCTATCTAAGTAATCCCTGTAACTTAACTGAAAAATATCGTTCAGTACTTTGGTTACTTTTGTGATCTGGGATGTTTTTACGTCTACAATCTCTCTAATGTATAGGTAGAGTGCTTTCTTATTATAGAGCTGAAGGTTGTCTCTTTTGCGGAATAGTTCAAGTACTGCGTCAGCGATCTTAGCGTCTTGTTCGGTTGAGAATATACTGTAGATATGCTCTGTACAAGCATCTACGTATAGGTCCATAAAGTAGGAGAGGTTGTCTCTGTAGAGAGAATCTATAGGTTGATCATCCTCATGAACTAGCTCAGGGGTGAAGGTGGGGAGAGATTCTTCTCTCAGTATCACATCCCCTACAGCAATGTTCTGCTTGAGCTTTTTGTAGTTCTTGTTATTGTATACAATGAGGTACCTTTTTGCAATCGTTCCAAAATAGGAATATGCTTTAGCTCCCTTTGATTGATCAAAGAGATACAGCTTACTTAGGAGGAAGGTAATAACCTCGTGCTGTAGGTCTTCAAGATTTTCTACATCTGTATAGTAGAACTTGAAGGTATGAATTATATTCTCTGTTAACTTAAGGAATGCAGGGTGGATCTCATCATTATAGAGCTTACTTCTATACCCGTAGTCCTCGCTATTGTTATACCTTACAATTGCATCTTCTGTTTCTTGTGTAAAATATATTCCTGATTTACTTTTTTTCATATTGTGCTATACCACCGTACTGGTCCAGAGCCTCTTGAAGCTCTTTAAGGTTCTTAAAGAACCAGCCGATTTCATCATCTCCTTGAAAGGCACCTTTCTCGTCGACTTCTTTTAATCTTACATTACTATATTCTATTGCCTCTACTATAACCTTTATGTATTCGTCTTGTTCTTTAATAATATCTTCTTGTTTTTCAACCTTTCTTAACAAATTATAGGTGTTATAACCCAGAATAGCAACTAAAACGGCTAAAATAATCAGTGCGATAAGCATTTTACAGGTTCTGTATTAAGTTTGAAAGACCTTCCGAGCTCTTTAAAGTTTGTGTAGCTTTTTGACGGATTGTCTTATTTTCTTTAGGTTTTGGTGCAGGATTGGTAGTTTTCTTCCAATTATCGTATTCTACCTTAGAAGCTAGGAAATCCGCCTGATGAAGGATGTGGACGATGTTATATCTAAGCTTTGATTCCGGCATATTGCTTAGGAAGTAAGCTTTATTAGCATCATCGTAGATACCATCGTGCAATCGGATACCTAGATACTCATTCATAGAACATTCAATTCCGTACTTCTGAAGGATATATAGAGAACGGTCTTGAATAAGCATAAACTGAAGCTCGGTATTGTAGGTATAGTTTTCCTTTAACTTATCCCTTCTCCAATTATCAGTCTGAGGTATATATCCTTCCTGTTCTCCATCTCCCATTTTACCCAGGTCATGGTTCAGGGCTGCAAATACAAGTTCCTCATCGGTGAAGTTTATATCAGCATTGAAAGCCTCCCATAGTTTTTTTGTCTGGATAGCTGCTGAAATAACACGCAGTACGTGATCAACATAGCCTCCAGGGAAAGCATTATGGAAATGAGCTTTAGAAGAAGCAGGAGCCATGATCATAATCTCAGCCATATCGCTATAGAGTTCTACTAACTTCTCCTTCCTAGGAGAGGAAACGTAGTGATCAATGACATTTAGGAGTTTCTCCCAGTTGGCTTGAATTTGTTCAGCCGATAGAACCTGTTGCATAAAAAAGGATTAATCTTGTGTTTCGGTGTGCATTAGGGTTTGGATTTGATGAAGCACTTCACGAATCTTATCGTAAGCTTCATATGCTTCATTTCTTTCCATACGAGCAGTATGAAGTTCGGCAGATCTTACTAA